TAGAAACCTTTCAAAGTTCTACCGATAAAAATTCATCCCGTGGTTCATCTTTTCCGCGTGTCGGCATAATATCACCTGTAAATATACATAGGTAGTTTCGCTAATTTATCGTATGTTTCTTTGCTCATTATATCTGCAACATCAGCGTAACTACAAACTTCTATACCACCCTGTTTAGCCACTTGACTTTTTAATATCTCTATATCTGTACCCTCAATAGGATTAACAAGAGTAATTTTTGGCTTATCTGCCAAATGTTTATTTCTATTAGTAAGAAGATTACCATAAATCCCTTTTCCTCGACTGTGAGGCATAACATAGGTATTACCTACGAAGTAAAACCCACCCATATCAGAAAAAGAAGAGTATGCTAAAATTTTATCATCTTCTTTTCTAGTATAGTATGTTAAAGGGGTAACAAATTCGGGATAACCCTTATCAGTAGAACTTTGAAAGGTTTCCAGTCGTTCTTTTAGTTCGACTTCTTGTAATATGTCAAACATTTTGCACCTCAAGCACTTAACTCTCTATTTAGCCACATTCGTTCAACAAATTCCCATTCGCCGTCAGCATTTTGCCAAGAAGCATACCAATAGAAGTCATATGCAGTTGTATTGTTGCTAGTAAAATTACTCAAGCGTAACATACGCGGGTCATCTGCATAACCTTGTATGTAATGTTCTGTTGTATTATACTTAATAGGAAGTTCACTACTGTTCGTTGAGTTCACGTTATACACAAGAAACTGAACAGTTACATTATAACCATCTAGTTGATTGGGTTCTGTTCCGCAATCAAGGTCATAAAAGACAACTGCCGAAGTATTATTTGTTCCTATATTAATAGCAAATAGATTAATTTCACAAGTTTCCTCTTCGACTTCAATTGACCACATCCAAATTACTTCTACTGGTTCGTTATCAAGTGCCGCAGTAATTCTTGGAACCCAAACGCCCGAAGCGACATTATCAAAGGTATGTGAGACATCAGTTGATTCATTACCACTTACAGTTACATAGTAATGGTAATCCACTTCATCATCTTCACCCGGCGGGTGCATATCAATATCAACCTCAATTGTTTCACCTTCGCAATCATTCGGTACGATACGGAATGCTATTAGAATAGCGTTTTGTTCATCATCTTCGGCCACATGACCTCGATAATGATTGGTTATTTCAACAGTACAGTTGTTTTCCGGCTCCGGTTCCGGTTCTGGCTCCGGCTCATCATATTCACACGACCCATCATCTTCTTCTGCCTCTGCATCGTAGTTATTTGCTTCGGAATCAGTACATCCGTAGATAGGTTCGGGTTCTTCGTAGGTACAAGAGCCGTCATCCTCTTGTGCCTCTTCATCATAGTTTTCGGCTTCGGGGTCTGTACAACCGGGTCTTGGCGGAGGGGGATTTGGTTCGCATGAACCATCATCTATATCTGCTTCGGGGTCATAATTCGGCGCAGCATCATTAGTACAACCATAGGTAGGATAATAACATGAGCCGTCATCCATGTTTGCATATTCATCGTAATTTTCTGCCTCGTAATCAGTGCATCCCCAAACTTCATAATAAGTATCATCATATTCGTCATCGTCGCCAGTAAAGTCTGTAACACCAAACATTTCTAGGCTACCACCACCTAATAATAAGAAAATAGGAGAAATTAATATTAGTATTTTCTTGATGTTTTCGGCCTTACGTTGTACGGATTCGATAGCCCGGTCCACTATGTCTCCTTCTAGCGTGGTTTCTATTTCTACGTTGGTGGAGTTACCGTTGCCATTTAGTACTTTATTATCAGACACTTCTTTATTGATTGCCTGTACGGTATTAATTAGTTCTGCTGCCTCTTTCAATTCAGAAACGAGGTCACGCTTTTCCTTATTAGACTCGTTAAGTTTGCCGTCATCCATAAGGTCCGCTAGGACATCTTCTTCTGTCCGACCAGTGGCTTCTGCAAGTGTTTTGGCCTTGCGTACTAGCATATCAAAATCGTCAGGACTTTTTGCCACTGGTTACACCTGCCTCATGTTTTTCTACTATCATTGTATGTTGATGTTGGTCAACTTCTCTTTCTCTTTCATGCACAAAGTCTGCTGGTATTTCAGCGACTTCTGCGGCCTGTTCTGATTCCCACATACGCATAAGTGTATTAAATGCTGGAGCGGCCACACCGCCAATAATAGCAATAAGAGCGATAAAGCCGTCGAGATTAGTTAGAACAATATCGGGTTGATAAATACCCATAGCGACAACTGCGCCAGCAGAAGCCATCCATAAATAGATTACTGGTAAGACGGTACGTGCTATCATCTTGTCGTTAAACGACCTACCATTTTTCTTACTCATCTTCTACCAAATCCGACGCGCCCTCTTGAGAATCCTCTCTAGGCAACTCACCTATGTCGGGAGTGTCGTTTGAAGATTCGCTCTTTCTTTCTTCACCTTCTGTACCTGCTAATGGGAGATTTATCATATCTAATGCTTGATTTAGCGTAATTACACCGGAATCATAACCCATAACTGCACGTTGCATCATAGCAAGAGGGGATTCTTCATTCATAGCCTCAAATCTAATCGGGGGAATGTCCGCCATACTATGCGGTATGCCCAATAATTCAAGATGGGTGGAAAAGAGGCGATGTACTGCCTCTCCGAGAATCTTTTGTAGCCTACTAATTGCTTGGACCGCCCACAAATTAGCATTATAGGTAGCAGCAAAGGTTGAACCACGCTCTTGACCAGCAGCCACACGGGGAACTTGTAGAACCGCCGCAATATCAGCATTAATGGTGTCTAAGAATTCTGATGAAGAAGGTATGGTATTTTCTAAATTAACATGGTGTAATTCAACATAGTGAGGTAACACTGGAATTTGGTCGCCTCGCAGCCCATCGAAAAGTTTGATAACTTCATCAATAATATACTGCAATCTTTCCTTTTGCTCTATTGGGTCTTGGATATGTTCAATAGCAGACTTATCTATGGTAATGTATTGTTTGGTCATCGCATCTTCTAGTGAAACGCGATTATTAATAGTATTATACTTTGCACGAATTGGTTGTTTTAGGGAAGTAAATCGTGATGCGCCCCATACACCGTAAGTTCGACGGCCTTTATTGTCTGTGAACCAATTGGAACGGTAGTCAATACGAATGTGTAGTATTTCGTCAACAGGGAATGCTTGTTCGTAAAGTGTTGCCTCGCGTAACATATATGTTACAGGGCGAATTATTGGAGAGTCTTCATCAGCCACAAAATATGATTCAAGACCGCCACGCTCATCAACAATAGTAATTTGTTTCACTGGAAGGCTTTGCACATCCGTAATACCCATACCTGCTTTACCGACTAATTTGTTAATGTCGTTTCCGTACACCATAAGGGAGCGCATAGCATTAATTAAGAAATCATCAAAGTCTATTGTATGAACAAGTTCTTCGATAGCATTTCTAATATTAGTATTCTTCCCGCGTGAGTAATCGATTTCGTAATTGTTAGCGGTTAGACTTACGGCGCGAACTGCACCGTTGAGTTCGGGGTCTAATTTAATCATTTTGTCGTACAAGTCAAATTCATTGTCGAAGTTACTATCTTTTTGTAGAACTTCGGTGTCCCGCATGATGTCTGGAATACCTGCCGCAACTCTAAGTGGAGTATTAGTAGAAACTCTCTCTTGTGGTTTTTCTTCTGCCTGTACCCGCCTAAACCAAGGGAAACGACGGGGCTTTCGCTCTACCATACAAAGCGACTATTCCTGCTGATTATTAAATCATCGCTAAACTTTGAGCAAAAATTAAGAAAATCATAAGAATTCCGCCACTTTTTGCGATTTTTTTGTTAATTGCTCGGTCTAGTGAGTACACTGGACCGGCTTTAATTGCCTGTATATCCTTTTGTATTTCGTCAACTTTGAGTTCAAGCGACATTAATCGGCTTGTATTCTCGTAAGGTTGGCGCACATAGCCAACGATTTCACCTATTCTACCATCCTGTCGGTCCATCCTATTTCGGAGGCTATCAAGCCTCTCTATTATGGCCCTGCCCTCGCTCGGCTCCATTATTTTTTGAAGATTTTTTACGATGTTTTAACATTACGCGTGTAGATATAAATAAAAATATAAAAAACAACGCTTCTGCAAAAATTGCTATTAATACAAGACTTGTATTTATATATCCGGGTACATCTAAACAAGCGGTTTGGGCTTCATCGTAACACATCTGAAAATCTTCGTCTTTTTTTAATGCACCCCATAATGCGGAAAGGTCTAAAGCATTTATTTTCACAATTAATCATTAAATATTGCCTCCTATCAAGGTTTGTATGAATTGTTTTTATTCTTTCAATTTTCTTCTGAAAAAATTAAAGGCTTTACGTCTGCTGGTTTTTTTAATTGTTTTTTTATTTCAAAGATGTTTAAGAAAATTAGGAAGAACCCTAAACATACTAAAGAAGAAAAAAATTAATTAGTTATTTTGAGGCTCTGTCCATTGATTATTTTTTTCAGTAACTACCAAAAACAATAAAAACAATAGACTGAACCCATCCCTTTATTAAGCAACACGAATCATTAGATTTTATGAAGAGGCACGTTAGAGGAGAATACATCCGCGAACTCTTAGATAGATATGTGAATAATGGTTGGCATAATATTGCCGAATTCGCTAGATTTTTAGCAGAAGTAGATGAAGGTAATAAAAATGCAGAATGTTGGCGCACAAACATAAAAAGATACATGAAAAGGAATGCGATTGAAGAATTACCAAGACCAAATGAGTTTGCAGACGAAGAAGATAATTGGTTAAGTGATGAAGATTATTATTATGATGGTCATAATGATAGATATATTACATCACTAAAAACTGCTAATAATATGATAGTTGTAGATGGTAATACTCATAGAATGATGAAAAATGCTTACAGTGACTTTACTGGTAAAGGTTATACAATTAGTCAAATGGCTCTAAAATTTGGGTTTCCTCGCCAGTGGATTTCTGAATATATTAAAGTGCATAAGTGGAGGCACGATATGGACCCATATACCGATGAAGATATGCTTTCTCGTAATCTTGATGATATGATTGATGAAATTATTGAAAAACAACGAATGGGTTTTATGAAAAAGGCAGAAGCAAAGATGATGTTACAAATGAAAAAGGATGCAGACGCATTTAATGAGTTAGACTATTACTTACTTAATGAATTCCGTAATCTTTTGGCTGACGTTGATTTTTCTGCTAGATACAAACCAATTAATTTAGAAACTCCTATCAGTGAGTATGTTGCGGTCATATCTCCTACGGATTTTCATTGGGGTAAATACGGTTGGCAAGATGAGACAGGAGAGGCTTATGACTTTGATATTGCTCGCAGTCGCTTGATTTCTAAAACAAAAAATCTAATTGGTAGGTTGCCGGGACAGCCAGAAAAAATTATTGTGCCGACAGGTAGTGATTGGTTCCATATCGATACCGATTTTGCTACAACGACAAAAGGTACTCCACAAGATGTTGCGGGTAGCCCCGGTCAGATTATGATGAGCGGTTGCGAAATGGCCCGTGAGCATATTGAGATGT